CTCGATGCGATCCGCCGACGCCAAGCCGATACCGAGTTCGGCGGCGACAAGTTTTACCGCCCCTTTGGCCGCTTTTGTCGCCGTGTTTTTGTTGCAGTTGCAGCCCATTAGCTAGCAGGTCGGAGCGGTGCAATTCTGATATGGGAATAACTGGATTGTCGGAAACGTATAGCCGAGATCGTGGCAGATCGTGCAACGTCCAACTTGCGGGTTGCACAGTTCACAAACAAAGTCGGTGCAATCCTGAACGCAACAAGCGTCCGGGTTCGCTGGATCGCAGCATTCCGGAACTGTGCAGGGAAGAAAACCGGTGGGGTACAGGCAGTCGTACGGCCCCGAAACCCCGATAAGCCGCCAGGTTGCCATATGCGGCCCAATCCGGGGTCCAAGTTCCGCGGCAAACTTGAACTCGATCGCCGGCACCGTGTCGGGACAACTGCAAGACCCCCACCCGGCATTATCGAACGTGAGGGTGAGGTAGTGCGTTCGGGTCAAGGCCGGATCGAGATCGCAACACGGATAGCCGACGGTATCGCAAGCGTCTTCGACGCATTCAATGGTCGCTCGGCCGGAAACGCAGTTGATCGGCTCGTCGTAATCGTCCTCGCCGCAACATCCGTTTACGTCTTCGTTCCGCGTTCTCCCTATCCAGGTTAGCCGGTCGTTCTGTGCTAGCGAGCAATCGCACGGCGGCGACGTGTAGAAAGAAGTCACACCGCCAACCGACGAGTCGATGTTGGGCGGAACGTAGGCGCCGCTGTTGCATATGGACGTTGGTTGAGCGTTCCAGATATCCTCGGGCGAATCAGCGGTCGACTGGCACAGCGGCAGCGATTTCGGGCTTCGGAAGAGTGCGCCGTATGCGCACAAAGTGAGTTCCTTTTCCCGGCAGCATTCGACGCACCCCGAACACGCTTGATTTTCCGGGCATGGCTGGCAGCCGTCGACCGGATCCCGGCATTCGCACCGCCTATAGAGGTAGTGGAATCCGCTCATCTGGAAGCAATAGCGATTTAGCCATAGCGGCGGGTCGTTGCCCACCTGGCAACACCCCGAGTCGTCGCACTCGTTGCAACAGCGATGCAGACTCACATCCCGCGCCGCTTCTTGAGCGGGAAGAACATGCCAGCGATGTAGCCAGCGAGACCGAGCATCAACGCGAACCAGATCGAACCGAGAAAACTTTCCATGTTACGGCTTCCTATATGCGGAATCCAAAAGGGGATCAGAGGCGCGCAACATTGCGACGGCCTCCCGTACGTCGGTCGTTCCTGCGACCGATTCCCTGAGCAGCTTGGCAGCGGAGCGTTCCCGTTCCGGGATCCAGCCGACGAGACGCCGGAACATGACCCCCACGCCTAGTTGCCAGACCAGGACAACAACAGCGACCGCAACCACCCCAATCCCGACGGTTTCAATGGTGCCAAGAATGGGCGGCTCGATCTCCTGAACTTCTGCCGCCATCACCGACACCACCGACGCGCGTTCAGCGATTTCGACTTGTTCCGCCTCGCCGGCGGTGTCCTGGTGCGATACGAATCGCGCTCGGCTGCTTTCCGCAAGGTCGCGAATTGCTGCCGCTTCCGATGCGATCTGCGCCGGCCGACTCGCGCAACCACCCAACGCGACACAAGCCGCCGCAAGCCTCATCGCTGTTCCAGCCTTTCCACTCGCTGTTTGAGCAAGACTTGTTCGGTGGCAACCTCTCGGATGAGTTCGTTTTGACGCCAGAACACGCCCACCAGCGATCCCACCAAAACAGACACCAAGCCGATCAGCCGGAGCCAGTCGGAGAAGCTGAGGTGGACTCGGATGCCGCTCTGCGTGGTCACGGCGACTCGGGCTCAGCGGGGGTTGGGTCGTAGGCAATGGTCAGAAGTGCCTGGGCCGCAGCTGCCAGCGCCGTGGCGTCCTCCAAGAACAATCCAATGAACGTTTCGTCCCGTTGGCTTCGCGGCGCCACCTCCTTGAACTGGAAGGCAAGATTCGAGACTCGGCTCTTGATGGAGGCCAGATCGCGATTGATGTGGACGAAGGCGTCTGCTGACTGGTTGGTACTCATGGTGCGCTGCTCTTGTAAGGGTGCGAGGATGGAAGGTTGGCGGTCAGTCCCCACTTGTGGGCGAGGTAGCCTTCCAACTTTTCACGGTCGGCTTGCGTCAACTCGTAGTTGAAGAACAACAACTCGCCTATGGCATGTTTGATCATGAAGCCCGGGGCGTTTTGGTAGCCATAGTACGAGATTGAACCTGACGGCACTGTCGCTGCATGGCTCGCCGTGTGTTCGAGCGAGCCGTTTGCGTAGAAGTCATAGCCCGCAGCGTTCCGATTCACCCATCCCAACATTACAGGACTCGCCGTGCCGCTGCTGTTTACGGGAATGGTGTATCCAGAGGCCGGGGCAAAGTTGTCGCCGCCCCCTGTCGTTCGGAAGAACGGCCTATTGCCTAGCACAACGTTGAAATGGTCGCTGTATCGCCAGAATCCGCCGGGAACGCTGCTGAAGACAAACATCTTCGCGACCTGATACATGCTCACGCTGTCGCCGGTGCTGATCGAAACGCCGTTTAGTCCCAAGAAATCTCCGGCGTTTCCACCGATCATCACTCCGGGGCTGCTACCGATCTCTGCCGTTTCGTATGTGCAAGTGCCATTCATGGTCGGATTCGATCCTGCTTGTGCGCTCCACGATGACACCGTGTCTCCATCCGACAGCCCGATGATCGACTGAGCGTCTAGCCATAACAGTGGCGCAGTCGATAAATCCGCCGGAGTCCACGCCCCCGTTGCAGGCCAGTGAAGAACAGTCGGGGGCGGCGTCAAGTAATGGCTCCCGTGGTTCTGGTGTAGACGAGCGTGAACCGCAGGTCTGCACCGCTCGAAGTTGCGTCAATCTGCAGCTGGAGCTGGTTTCCCGCGCTCAGTGTCGGGCTGCTCAGCCCGCTGGTGATGTTCGACTGGGTGCTCCCCTGTCCGTCCGCCGTGTAGATGGCACCGGTGACGCCTGAAACCACTCTGTTTAGGGTGTAGTCCACGGTGCCGCTGCCGGTCACGATGTGGATTCCGGTCACCGTGCGAGCCGTTGCCGCGTAGGTGTCGATGTAGTACGTTCCCACCGCAGGCGCCTCGATGTGCCCAACGTAAGAGTCCACGAAGTCGTGGGTGTGTGCGGTGGGCGTCCTGGCATCACTGAGCCGGGCGTCGTTGCCTTCGCACGCCGTGTTCTGCGTGGTGCCGTAGTCCACCTCCACGTCGTACTGAGCACCCGCACCGCCGTCTGTGGCGGTCAGGCCGGTGCCGAACGTCAGCACACGCTCATCGCTGAGCGTTGCGTCCGCAGTCAACGTGAAGTACTGAGCACTGGTCGGAGCGCCGGTGTTTCCGCTGCCGGTCAGGTCGGTGCCGGGTGCCCAGGCACTGCCGTTCCACTTCAGCACCTCACCGGTGACCGCCCCGCCCTGCTGAATGTCGCTTAGGGCGTGAGTGTGGGCGGTGGGCGTCCTGGCATCACTGAGCCGGGCGTCGTTGCCCACGCAGGCCGTGCCCGCGCTTGTTCCGTATGAAACCGCGAACGAGCGATCGGAGGCAAGATCACCGCCACCAGTCAAACCGGTCCCAGCGGTCAGGGTTCGCGTGGTTTGAACGTACTGGCTCAAGACCGTGGTCGTCTTGAGTTGCGGCGGATCTACGCCGGTGTCGATCGTCAGACCGGAACCAATCGCAATATCCCGGCACACCCCAGCGCCGGCGTCCGATCGGCCGACCAACGAATCAGTTGGGAACGTGCCGATGTCGCCGGCGGTATGGGAGTGCGTCGCGGTAGCAAAGTACCCCGCCGCTTCCAGAGCCGCGGTTCCAATGCCGAGCGTCGTTCGCTGCGCCGCGGCGTCCGCGTCGTCCAAGAGCGCCTTGCCGGCGGCGGTGATGTCGCCGCCTAGTTTCGTCGTCCCGATAGCGCCGGCGTCGACGGTCCAGGTGGAGCCGGATCCAGATACGACGATGTCGCCCTTGTCGCCATCGGAGATTGAGCCGCCCCCGCCGCTGCCAGCGGGACCGGTCGCGCCCTGGGGGCCGCTATTACTGATAATGATTTGATCAGACATTTCGGATTTCCTCGACGACGGTAAAAGACCCCTTCAGCAATGGATAGTCGCTGCCGCCGCCGCTGATGGCCCAAACGTCGTACTGATGAAGGCCGGTCGCCATCGCTCGGCCGACCGAATCGCTGATCGTGAACGAAATTTCGCCGTTCGTTGGATCGGCAATCGTGGCGGAGATCCCCTCGCCGGCGTCTGTGGATGCCAACACGGTTCCAGCCTGGTCTTTGACATGCATCGACACCGTGTAACCGGTGAGGTTTGCAACTACGCCGCCGGGCTTCCATGTCGCCGTGAAAAGGTCGGAGGTGCCGCGGTAATAGGTATGGTCGTAGCGCTTTGGCCGGTTCACGCGCAAATTCCATCGAGGACGTTAGCGAGCGAAAAGAACCACCGCCGATCACTGTCGGAATCGACGGAGGTCCACAATTGCACAACGGGACCACCGGCAATGGGCCGAATGTCGAATCCGGTCGGAGCGTCGTAGACGTTCCAACCCGGTCCCTCCAGTTTGTCGGACACCGAGCCGCCGTCGTTGCTGAGTTCGGTTAGATTGAACGCAGCGCCTTCGTTGGCTGACGTAAAACCGTCTGCCTTGTTCTGGGCGCCGGTGGTAGTCAATTCCACCTCGGTCCAGTCGTAGGACCATCGGTTGATCTGGCCGGGAATGATGGTCGCGGCGTCGACGCGAGCGAGGATGTAAGGCAGTTGGGGCCGGTATCGTGTTACACGGTCGGCAACCTCCGCAACCTCGGGCGCGCGATCGTTGAGGAATCGCGCTGCTTCGGTGACGCTGTTCAGCGTCGAACCGTGCAGGCGCCCGACGCCCTTTCGCAATCGGGGAGCGTGGATCATGGCGCCGGCGTCCTGATGGTTGTAAGCGGCTTGACCTCAGTCGGCACATACGAGGCAGCCGATTCGACGCCGCTGCACGCCGACGACCAGTATTGCCAGCCCGACTCGGCCCAGCCGAGTTCATCCGTCGAAAACATCGTCGTGAAGTCGACCGCTCCAACCGACGCATCCGACCAGGTGACATCCTTTACATGTTGCGCCGGCGGCGTTCCCAGTAATGCCGTCACGACGTTCCCCTGTCGGTCTCTGCCTGGTTCCTGCGAAAAGTGGTACCACTGATCCCAACGAAACGACATGACTACGTCGATCGACTCGTCGCGGCGCGGTCTTGCGTAAGCACCCTCAAACATGACCGACCGCACCGGAAAACCGAGAAACGCCGCGGCATTGACCTTGTTCACCTTGTCGGCAAAGAGCGCCTCCATATCCGGCCAACCGTCGGCGTAGGCGGCTTCGTCGGTTCGCCAGGGCAAGACGAGTTCGATTTGGATTTGCGGAACTGTAAACCGTTGCGGCTTGTCGACTACGTCGACGAAGTTCGTTCCGGTGATAGCCGCGCCGTGTTGCGTACTGGAGGTCGGAACCTCGTCCCGGTAGCGGTCTGCGGCCCTGGCCGCGACGACGTCCGATCGGACGACGTTGGGCTCCGGGCAATATGCAACGTGGCTGGTGTAGTGGATGTCGCACAGATAGACGCAGCGGCCGCTCCGGTCCTGCGTCCATCGCACCTTCCGAACTCGGTAGTCGAACTTCCAGTCGGGGAACGTGCCGAGGTCGGTAGCCCAGGCGTAGGGGCTGGCCCATGCCGCGCGGTCGCCAGGAACGGGAATCTTGGCGTCCTCCCGAACCTCTTTGTAGTGGCTCCACGGATTCCACAGCACGGGCGCGCCGAATTCGTCGACCTGTTGAACGGACAACGTCAGATCTAGCGTGTTGTTGGTGATCTCGCGAGAGTGCTGGAGATCGACCAATTTTACGACCCAAGTCATTCCGGCCCCCCTGATTTGTCTGCGATCTCTCGCAACAGACGTTCGGCGTTGTCGGCAGAAATTCCCCGCCTTGATCGCTCATAGTCCAGAAAGACGTTCGACGGGGATTGGCTAGTAATGCGATTGAACAGCGACGACAACGAACCGGGTTGGTTCGGATCTTCTTGCGACGCTTGATCCTGCCGGGCCAGTTCGTCTAACGCCGCCTGCCGAACAAGGGTTCCAGATGTTGCAGATGCCATCGCTCGATCGACCACGCCGACATCCAAGACGCGGCCGAGTCCCCGGAACACATTGCCAGCACCGCCCCCGAGAGCCTCGGCGATCTTGGCGCCGTTCGGAGACTTTGCCAGTTCGACGAGCATTCGAAGCGCTTCGGTATCCGACGCCGCGGCAATGCTGGCGAGCTTGTCCGGCATGACGCCAGCCTCGCCGAGCGCGTTCTGCTTTCGCCAGTCGTCACCGCGGAATGCCTGCAACAGTTTTGAGACATCCGACGCCGTGCCGCTGCCTGCGATGTTGGCGACGCGCTGGAATCGCGCTTGTTCCTGCACACCGAGGCCGGCGCCAAGGTCGTCGAGGTTCTGTCTTCCTCGATCGCGGTCGCGTTGAACCTCGGACACCGCCGCAGACAAGGCCGCAGCAGCGCCGGCCATAGCCAGCATCGGGCCAGACAACGCGGCAATTTGCAGGCCGGCGGCAAGTCGGCCGGCGGTCGGGCCTCCCACCGCGGCACCGGCAACGGAACTCGCTCCGGCGGTTTCTCGAAGTTGGCCGCGAACGCGATGCATCGCAGCGTCAAACCGCGAGGTATCCGCGGATACCTGGACCTTCATCGACGCGACTTTGGTCATCGCGTCACCTCCGCAACCCTCAAACGAATTTCGTTCGCGATTGCTCTTTCGACGGCCGGCCCCTGAGCGTTCATCACCTTTACGAAGTAGAGAACCCCGTTTCGGCGATTGCTGTACGTCCCGGATTCGAGGAAGTGGAGACGCCAGCCGGGCAGCTCGCGGAAGTATTTCCGCGTAAAGGCGTTTCGGTAGGTTCCGCGAGCGTCGACGCCCTGGGCAACTGTCGATTTTACCGCTCGCTCCATTTGCTTACCGGTGGCGGTTCCTTTCCGGATTCCGACGGCTCCCCACGCGAGACGATGCTTCCCGCGGCGATACACACGGCTTACGACGGCGACATGGTCTGCCAAGTGAGGCCGCGCGTAATCGGTGCGGTGCTGCCCAAACAGACCGCGAAGCGTGGATCGCCACAGAAGAAGACCCTTCCGAATGGCCTTGCGTTGAATGCTGAGTGCGAGTTTTTGCGGAAGACGCTTTAGGCGTCGGTCGAGTTGATCCGCCTTTACATGAATCTTTACGCCGATCTTGCCGGTCCGAACCGCGGAGGAAAACCGCGGTCCTCGCAACGATGCCTCATGTCGTGCGACCGCGATACGCTTGGCGCGATCTCGCCACCAACCGGCACCCATTGCAGATTCGGTGGCCTCGTGCCAGTGCGTAAACGGCGTGCCGCGAAACGTCATCCCTCGCGGTCTGCGTCTGTTTTGCGGCATTAGAGGAGTCCGAAAAAGTCTTCGATGCGGGTCGGCGGCGGTTTCGCTTCCGGCCTATCCAGAGCCAACCAAGCGAGCAACTCGGTGGCAGTCAGATTCGCCGTCGTCTGCAACGTCCACCCGTGCCGCTCGGCGAGACGCATCAAAACGCGCCTCGCCGGCGTCAAGAGGGGGACGCATCAATGCCGCGACCTCCTCCATGATTCGCGTCGATGCCCAAGCTGGGATCCGAAGCGCCATGTCCTCCTCGTCCTCGCGGAACATCGGGCTTCCGTCTTCGTTGCATAGAAAACGAACGAGAGACCAGCCCAGGCCCTTTCCATCGCTTTCCACCGCGTCGCCGGCGGTGGGAACGCGGATCCACAACCGCCCGATTTGCGGCAGGTCGAGCGGTTGCGGATCGCGCGAGGGGAAGAGGCTTGTTCGGGACATGATTACGGACCGGCGGCGGTTGCTGCGATGGTCACGGCGCCAGTCGTCTGGAAACTGAGCGTCGACCTAACGGCGTCGTCTTGCTGTGCCGAAATCTGGGCATTCGTCACAAGCGCCGTTCCGGTCACCTGGCCGTTCTGGAAGTCGATCTCGAATGTCCCGGTCGTTCGGTCGAGAAGATCCGCCATAATCGCGGTGTGTTCTGCGAAACTCCAGACGACCTCGATCGTAAACGTCATGGCGTACTTGCCGCCAATGAACTCCCGGAACGCATTCGCTCCGATCGTCGAGACGTCAATGATCGCGCCACTGATCGACACATCGGAAATTCCGGCGACATCACCGACAAGATCGCTCGCGGTGATTGCGCCGCCTGCGGCCCGATAGTAGAACTTGGCAAGGTTGCCAGATGCTGCGGCCATAGTTAGAGCCCTTCGTAATGCATTCGATACTCGGTGATGATCTCAAACGGTAGATCTTCCTCGCCTTCGCCAATGCCGGCGTCGGCGGCGCTCTGACCGGCATAGACCAAACTGAAAATGTTCGTACCGTCATAGACGCCAGACACGCCGTTGAGCGCGGCAATCGTCGAAGCGGCAAGCGTCTTCGCCTGCGCGTAGGTTTCGGCAATGGCAGCGATTGAGACGGTGGCCATTGTGAGGTCTGCCGTACCGGCCAGCACGCGAACCGGTTCAAACGATTCCACGGCGTACACCACGGCCGGGAGTTCGCTTCCTTGGAGCCGGTTGTGCGGCGAGATGCGATCGCCGGCGATTGCGTCGACGCCTGCGTTCGCGGTAAGCAACTCGAAGATGGCACCTTCGGCCGTCACAGCACCGCCACCGCGTCGATCAACATCACGTCTTCCTCTTCTCGCTCCCGGACGAAGCCGGTAACCTCCATCCGCTCGCCGCGGTACTCCAGAACGCTGGTTGCCGAGACGCCGGCGGAGACGCCGGTCTGCCACCGCATCCGGACCTGGTAGGTCGTGCGCATCGCCGCGCCGCCGCCGTGCGTCATTTCGGACGCGCCGGTGGCTCTGACCTCCGCGTATACGGTCGGGCCGTCGGTCATCGTCTGCGACCGCTGGCCGTAACTGTCGACGGAGGTGCTGGCTGTCAGCACCTGGACGCGGTGGCGAAGTTGGCCGGCGCTTACGATGCTCAATCCGGTCCCTCCCCGTCAAGAGTTGGGACGGAGCGATTTTCGATCACGGTTCGGATGCCGTATGGCACTTCCGAAAGCGAAAGCATCGAGGACGCTTCCGGATTCATGTAGTACGAACCGGCAAGGCGAGCGACGGCCAATTGAAGATCGGCCGGGATGTTTCCGGCCGTGTATCCGGCGCTCCAGGTGATCGAGACTTTCGGCGCGTCCGGGTCGAGATCTGGTAGATCGCCGATGAACCGCACGCGATGTAGAGCTCCGCTTTCTTCGAGCGTGTAGTTCGCCGCCGGCAACGACTGGATAACGCCGTCGACGTCGCGATACGTCACCGCCGTAATCGACTGAAACGGCGGGTACGGCAAGGTCACCTCGGTCGTCGGGAACTCGCGTAGGTGCTTGACCTTCGTTTTAGTCGACAGCGCTCGCCGCGTATGCCTCTCGATGAACTCTTCCGCGGCGTCGACATAAAGGGCCAACACGGCGTCGTCCTCCGCGAAGTCAACGCGGAGAATCGACTTGAGAAGGTGAAGAGTGACGATCGGCATCGAAGAAATCCACCTCGCCGGCGCGGCCGTGCTACCGGCGAGGTGGCGTTGGAGGCTGACTCAGGACGCGGAAGTCTTCAGCGTGACGAACGCTTCGTCGAGGGTTCGCGTTGCGTCGGTGCGTCGGACGACCATCATTTGGATCTGCCACTTATCCGAAAGCGTGTACGGATCTACCACGATCTCGGTCGGTCCACGATCGTAGATTTCGTAGTAGTTGAAGTTTCCGTAAACGGCAACATGCTTGCTAGCGGCCAAGGCGTCGACGTACTCGGAAATGTAGTACGGCTTTCCGAGGATCGTGCCAGGCGAGCCGGACGCCATCATCTGCTCGATCGGGTTCGGAACCCAAATGTAGTTCCCGTTTCCGTCCTTCAACTTGCGAAGGTTCATCAGCACCTCGTCGGAGGTGACGATGGCCGCGCTCATCCGGTACTGCACCGGCAGCGTGTAGACCCACTCGACGATCTTGTCGATGGTGGCGTTCGTGCTGGCGATCGCGGTCGCGTTGCCGGTAGGGAGCGTAACCGCCGTAATTGCGGTGCCGGCGCCGTTGATGACGCCGCGAGGCTGGCTCGAACCGGTGCCGTCCCAAAAGTGGGCGTCTTGCGCTCGGGCGATTGCCTCGGATCCGGTCCGAATGACGTATTCCTCCAGGTTGATTCCAGAGTCCGCCAGGAGTTCGCGCGAGGCGACGACTCGAACGCCGTACTTCCACGCACCGATCGACAGTTGCGTAAACGTCGCGTCGCTTGCCGTGATCTGAACGCCTTCGCCAATGATGGCGGCGGTTGGAATCGCGTTTTGAATCGGAATCTTGCGGTCGTCGGGCGTCTGGGTCACGCGGGCAATGCCGCGAATAACGCTTGACTGTCGCAACTTCTCGACGATGCGGTTTTCGACAGTTTCCGGAACGGTGTAACCGCCATTCGCATCGGTCGCGACCGACATCGCTCGCATTTCGGAACCGTCTGCGGTCTTGAGGTAATGCCGGAAAGCCTTTTGGTAGTCCTCCGAACCGCGAATATCGGCGGATTCGGTGGCCTTTGCGTAGGCCATTGCGACATGCTGAACCGGCTTAGCCAGATCCGCGGCGGCGGTAGCGACACGTTCGCGGCGCTGCGAGGCTCGAATCTGGGCGTCGATCTTGTCCGCGTCGCCCATCAGGCGGTCGAACTTCTGTTCTTCCTCGGCGGAAAGGTCGCGCGACTCGGTCTCGGTCACGTTGAGCAGTGCTTCCGCCTCTCGAACGAGCCTACCTCGCTCTTCAAGAAGGTTCTTGGTCGGGGTCATACTTTGGCCCTTAGTGCCAGCCGAAGCCGGCGACGGAGAAAAGCGACGCCGCGACGGTTGCGGATCGCCGAATTGGTCTGGGGGTACGCCGCTTCCGGCGTAACGCTGATTTCCGCGAGGTCGACCTTTCGCAGATTGCGAACCAGGCCGTTGGATCGTTCGGTCCACTTGTCCTCGATCACGCGAAACCCGAACGACATTTCGCCGGACAACACGCCGCGCGACATCAGTTCCCGAATGTCGTTCCCGCGCTGCGTGTCTGGAAGTTCAAAACTGAACCGCAAGCCGATGTCGTCTTCGCGCAGACTCAGCGTGTCCGGGTGCCGTGCCAACACCTCGCCGGCGTCGTGGTTCCATAGCGCCCAGGCACCGCCGGCGCGGATGCTTTCCGCGAACGCGCCACGTTCGACGAACTCGGTAAACCGACGGCCGCGGCCATCGGTAAGCGGCAGACTCGGCCGATCGAAGACGCTTGCGTATCCGGAGAGCGTGCGACCTTCCGTATCGACGCGGAGACCGCGACGGATTTCAAGCGTCGGCATCGTCTGCTTCCTGATCCGGCGCCGCCGGCGTCGTGTTTACAGGCGTAAGCGGCTCGTCCAGGCCGGGAAGCGTCGGCATACCGAGACG